CGCATTGGCATCACGTTCAATCTGGAACATAAGACCCTTGAACTTCTCAACTGACCAACGACCATTTGAGTCGGTGTCCAGATCGAAGATACCAGCAGTAGTTGTATTAACCTGAGCACCCTTAACAGCTGTAACATACAGCGAACGGATGACTTCGCGGTTGATTTCAGCAAGAATTTCTGTGCTGAGAATGTTGGCGAGTTCTGTCTCGGCGTCAAGACCATGAATTGCTTTAAGGTCTTGTGCGAGTTCCATTGTGTACTCTGCTTTGAGCGCACGGGAAACTGCCGTAACAGTTGACTTCTCAATTGAGAAGGCCATTTCACCGAAAGCGTTTGTACCGCTATCACCAAGTGCTTCTGCCTGTGAACGTGTCATACCTGTTGCAGAAACATATGTTCCAGCAGAAGGACTGTCGTTAAGAACAGCAGGGTTAGTCTCTGTGGAACCAACGTCACCACCACCGATTGTACCAGCAGCGTTCTGATTAGAACGACCAGCAGCACCTGGCATTGACTCATCAACAAGAGCTTCAGCACCATCCTGCGAAACGAGCGAGGAACGCATTGCAAAGATAAGACCAGTTGGGCCTGTCATTGGCTGCACACCACAAACGTCATATGCGATTAGGTTTGGCATTGCACGACGAACTAGGGAGATCAAAATTGGATCCCATGTGTCCATCTGCCCACCACCCATGCTGTTGACGGGTGCTGTTTCTGTAAGGAACCCACGATCCTCACGCATTGCTTTTTCTTGGTTCTCTAGGATGAGAGTGGTAACTGCCCGCTTGTAAGAATCCTCAATCCGTGGTAGATCGGGGTGTTCTAGGACTGGCTGCCACTTTTCTTGTAGATGTTCTGTCTGAAACATTTGTTTCTCCTTTTAAATTACATCTGTTAATATAATGTTTTATGCACTCGCCTTTTGATTACGACTGATGGCCGACAAGTATGCTGTCATAGCATCTGTCGTATCAACGTCCTGTGCGGTGCTACCATCTTCATCATGAACTCTTTGTTCAACTACAGTTTTCGGGAAATAACTATCCTTTAAAGTTTCGCATTTTTCACGGAAAGAATCTTCATCCGTAAAATCAACGTCTTCTGTAAGACTTTTGAACTTTTCAATTTCGGTATCGGCTAAATCTTCGGAAACCTCAGAAATAACCCTTTCACGAACTAGCTTAGAGTTAGAAGAAGTAAGACCAACCGACTTAGTGATTTGTTCATTCAACTTCTCTTCTAGTTCAGAAATTTTCTCAGATTGTGCTTCGAGAACGTCATATTTCTCATCCGGCACATCAATATAGTGATCTTCAAACAACTGTTTCAGTCCAGAGATAAAGTCTTCTGCAATCTCGCCCTTCAAACCGCGCTCAATTGCCAACTCGTTCTCTTTCGTCCATTCCTCTACAACGTAGTTGAGATATGTATCGACTTTTTCTGTAAGTTCAGATTTGAAGACATCAATTTCTTCTGTCTTCTCGTCCAATACTACTTCATGAATACGCTCAATCTCTGAACGTACTTTAGATTTAACTGCTGCTTCAAAAATTGTTGCAGCCTTAATTTTAAAATCTTCTGAAAGACTGTCATCTGCACTCATCAGAGCCTGAACGTCTTCTTTAACGTCAATGTCTTTGATACGAGCTTCAACTGCTTCAGCTTTAACCTTCTCTTCTTCAGTAGGTTCTACTTCTTCATGATCCATGGCTGACATGATTGTTTCATACTGAGACTTTAAATCTCCAGCTTTCATGCTTGCCATCTTATCATTCATTGCCTGCAACATTGCAGTTTTTGTTTTTGGTGCAGCTTCAGCGATAACCTCATCGCCTTCTGCTTCAAAACCAGCAGCGAGTTTTTCAGGTTTATCAGGTTTCCCTTCACCCTTCTGTTGTGCATCACCACCAACTTCTTTTGCAGCTGCGGCTGCTTTCTTACCAATTGCCTTATCGGTACGATCTTCATCAGCACCTTTCTCGACTTTGGCTTCTGGATCAGCACCACCGATATCGTCAACTTTGCCGCCCGGTGTAACTGCATCAACTTTTTCAGCTTTCGCAGCAGGAGCAGCACCCGACTTAGGGTCACTAGCTTCTTCAAGCTCAGCTAGAACTTCAGCTTCAAGTTCTTCAATTGTTTGTTCTAATTCTGACATAGGGTGTCTCCTTACCTTGCTGTTAACATATATTTATAAATTATAATCTTTTAAGGAATTTTGCAAATTCCAAAGCTTCCATCTTTGCATCTCTTTGATGTTTCTTAACATCAAACTTTTGTTTTAGTCCAACGAGTTCCGATTCAATCAGCGCTCCGTTGTTCCAAACCCACTCTTTTCCTTCCATAATACCCTCTACGAAAGCATTTGGCGCGGAAGGATCAGCAACAATATCAGCGGCAGTTGCGAGATAAAAGTCATCCCGAACATAACTTGCGCCACCCTTTTGATCTAAACTCCCCATTCCGCGTGAGGAAACGCCTAGTTTTGCACCTTCATCCATAAGGTTCTTGACAATCTCACCCATAGGGGTGGCCATTATCTTAGCCTCACCGATAAAATTCTTACCAGCTGGTTCCAGAGAAGTAATCATGTGAGAGACACGCTCTAGATTGACCGTTGGGCCCTCTGGATGTCCAAGCTCACCGAATGCACGTTTCTCTTTGATGAAATTCTTATTGTATTTTGTAACTTCGTTCTGAAGAATCTCCATAGGATAGACACGACCATTACGGTTCTTAATGTCAGCCTGCATGAAGATGCCACGAATTTTATAGGACTTATCCTCGCCCTCTTTTGCTTCACAGATAAACTCTACATCTTCTACTGCTTCTGAAAATAATTTTACTGTGTTCATGTGATATTATCCCATCCAGAAACCTTTTTACATTTAATAATAACTGTACCAATACATGCTGCATCATTTTCAATATAAATGTCTCCTGTTATACCAGACCCAGCATTATTTGCGATTGAAGGAAGTGCTTGACCCCCTGCATTATAACTACCATTTGTATTTATTGAGAATGCAGTTACGTTTGAAGTTGCATCCCATTCAATTTCTGTAATAGAACTTACTGTCCACCAGAGTGAAACAATAGACAATCTGGGATCAGTTGCAGCGCCGCCAAGAGCAGATACATCAATAACTTTTAGAGCAGTTCCATTTGTTCCTGAGATGGTATGTTTTGTAACCAACTCAAAATCTGAATCTACTAATGTTTGAGATGCTATAGCCATTTTAAACTCCTAGATTGATAACATTTCCTGTTCAAAATAATTCATAAGGTCTTTTTCCCTAACCTTGTATTTTTTTGAAACATCTTTAATAGTTTTGTCAAATGTATTTAGGAATTCTGAAGGTTTAGAATCCATAATTCCGAAAATTTGGTCAACAGCGTCACGCATCTTAGGAGAAAGCTTCTGATATTGCTTAGATTTCTTGTGTTCGTCCTTCTCAAATACAGCTGTATTATAGACCCCTTCAAAATTCTTAGTCATTTTGTTCTTCATACTTTCCAACAAAAGTTTTAGAAATTTCTTTTCTTTTAACTTCCAAAGCATCGCCAACCTTTGCCGTGATTGCACTTTTAAATACATTTTCCGCTTCTAAATTATTACCTGATGCTAATGCATCTACAAATTCCTTACTCATTATTTATCTCCTTCTGGTGGTTCTTCACCTGATAGTTTTGCTACATCATCGGCAGCTATTGCCCCACCGGCGGCATCCTGTGGATAACGTGTGATACCATCGCCAGCTGGGGGTAGAACAATTCCACCATCCATTGGATCAGTTTCAAGTTCCTTCGCAATCTGATCGCGCATTTCAGTAATTTCAGCATCATTCATACGCAACACTTTCTTCAGTACATATTCCTTACTGAAGAATGTTCCAATGTAAGATTGAACCGAATCAAGCATCTGAAGACGATCATTAAGAAGTTCTGCATCTTTAAGTTCTGCAAAGTGTCCATCTTGCAAGAAATCATATTGGATATGTTCTTGCATTTCTGGCCAGTCTTCTGGAGCAATGATACCTTTAAGTAAAAGCTGTGTTTTAAGAATATCCGTAAACGCAGGAACGAATTTCTTACGAATACGTTGTACAAACTTAGTGAACTTTAATTCATCTCTCGTAATTTCGGAGGCTCTACCAAGACTAAATCCAGCATCTGATTCCATACGAGAGATTGGAACATTCAGAGATTTGTAAAGTTTCTTTTGAAAATATTGAATGTCATCTATCTCCCCCAGATTAGAACCGCCGGGAAGTGTTGTAATTTCAGTGCCTCGACCACCTTCACGGCGGGGCAACCAAAAATCTTCCAACATCGACATATGATTTCTGTCATCTCGTATTTCTCCAGTAGATGCATCATACACAAGTTTATTGCGATAACGGTTCATCACATCTTTTAGATATTGTTCTGCCTTTATCTTAGGTAGATTACCAACATCAATATAGAAAATTCTACGTTCTGGTGCGCGGGAAATACGATAGATAACCAATGCATCTTCAATCATACGCAACTGATTAACTGGTTTGATTGCCTTATGCAAATATGAAAGCACTCGACCACTATTACCATCTATCAGGCCAGATGGGCAATATGTGATAGAATCTGGAGCAATTTTTAATCCTTGACTAGCACCACCAGCACCCAATCCCTTTTCATTGTATATATAATATTCTTCAACCTTTTCAACCATATCGACAGTTATACCGCCGATACCTTTTTTGTCTTTCTGAACTTCCCTAACTTTTTTAATTTTAGTTGGGTCAATATATCGTAACTCTGTAATACCCCTTTTAGGATTTTTTGTATCGATGATTTTATGATAGAACAATCTACCATCAACATACCACCTACGAAATATGTCATGACCTTTTTGTTCAAAATGAAGAAGTCGAAGAACTTCTGAGAACTCCGCTCTAATTTTTCTTTTAATTTTGTCTGGATATGGTAAACGATCTAAAGTAATTTGTACCGATTGATCATTTTGATTTGAGATGATACCTTCATTAATAATATCATCTATTGCCGTATCGCACTCAGCTTGTTGTGCAATATCACGATACCGCCTAATATAATCTAAATCGCTTCGTTCTCTACCATCCAAATCTAGTACAGATGAAAAGAATCCTCCGCCGGCAACATCAATAGTGCCGTCATCAGGAGTTGGGGTGGAGAATGTTGTTTCTCCACCCTCATCCTTTTTTGACCTCTGTATTCTAAATCCAAAAAGTTCTGCCATAATATCTCCTACTAGTCGTTATAACTATTTAGTAGGATTAAATTAGAAGTTCACGCCCGAAGCTTCAAAATGTTGATATCTCCAAGAAACTGAGAACTCTTCAACCGCTGTTGCTTCATCACTAGTTAGATCAATTTGAGCACCACTTGTTGTTGGCCATGCACTTCTAAAGATATAAGTCTTCAGAACTGTTTCATCACGGTCCAACTGTTCAACAGTTAAATCTGTCTGATAATCAGCAGGAGCAATAACACCCTGTGTTGAAACCCAATCATTGATACCGTTTGACCAACGCTCGATTGCATTTTTAATCATAAAATCGGTATCATTATAAAATGTGGTTTCCCAAGGTTCTGGTGCAGCTCGATCACCAGCAATATATATATTTCTACCACGGAAAGGAATTGCAATTTCCGTGATTGTTGTACTGGGTAAATTTGCACCCTTGCACATGAAAGATGTTCTACGAACATCTAGTCCAATTGAAATACCTACTGGAGCAGTGATTGTTACTCGAAACTGGTTAGCACGAGCACCACCACCGATTAGGTTAGCTTTAAAATCGTTGATATTCATGATCAGCCTCCTACCTCGCTAAACGATACACCAGTTCGTACAGCGATAAAGTTTAGCGTAATAAAGTTAATTGACCTTGCGGGTTTAATGTATATATCTCCGATAAACTCGTTACGATCAATAACTTCACCTGTGTTATTAGTTGAATCACATTTTACAGAGAAATCAGTGATACCTCTCCGACCCTGCACATCGCGCAAGAACGGCTCAACCATGTTACGGAACTGAGCCCGTGTAAACTCATCGTTGAATTCAAAGAGCATGTACTTAGCAGCAGTTGCAATTGCTTTCTCAAGAACAAGGAACAGTCGGCGCACGTTAATGCGGTCAAATGCACTTGGCTTAGTCTGTGCGGTTTTATCACCGAACAGAACCACACCTTGGCCTGGGAAATTTACAACGGGATTGATACGCGCTTTATAAAGAATATCACGGTCTGCCTTCTGTGGATTATAAGAAAGTTTAATCGCTCCCCGTACATTACCGCGAGTATAACCAGCGGGAGAGAACCAAGGATCAGCGACATTATCAGTAAATGCACAAAGACCAGCCGTATCACCATTAAGTGGTACATAACGATACACATCGTTGTACTTGTCATACATGTACTTGTATCCACTGTCGAATACCATATAAGACGATGATGGGCATGTATCAAATGCATCTTTCACATTATCAGTTGCAGTTATCGTACTAGTAACACCAACTGTTGCAGCCCGATAAGGCGATACGAAACCAACACAGTCCCTACGCAATTCGCAAAGGTCTGTAATCATTGTTACAAGAGTATCATGACCCGCTACAGTATCAGCAACACCAGAACTTGGCCCGCCTAAAACTAGATTGATGTCAAGATTTTCTGTATCAGCAAACTTATCATATGCAATTTCAAGCTCACCAGCAGTCACAGAGTAATCATCTGTTCCACCTGTTAGCGTATCTACTGTAACTCCACTTACCAGCGTGTAATCTGTACCTGTGGCAACATCTGTACCCCAGTTAGAACCAGCAGCAAGATGATCTGTCCAGTAAATGTATTCAGAACCACGGAAGATAACATCTGGATAGTAGTTATTTCCACCCTGTGATGTCTTCGCAACTGAGTTCTTTGACATTGCTGGCCAAACCTCAATAATTGAAGAAGTCCTTTGTCCTTTAACATCAACATCGTAGCCTGTAATGTCACCAGTTTTATCATAAACTGCAACGTGAATCTCATCTAATTCACCGCGGCCATTTTTTGTTGCCCAATCAGATGTGCCGGGTGCAGCATTGAAAAGGTCACTGAAACGCCAGCGACGACGAATAAGAGAGTTATCAGGAATAATCGTCTGAAGTCCGCCACCAGCAGGATCATCAAGAACCCGAATGGTGAGGTCTTCAGAAGAAATTGCTGTAACTTCATATTCTATGTTACCCGTTTCCACTCTGTCATGACCAGCAGCAGCTGAAAGCACCAGAGCTACATTGTCGGCAACTGTGATTGCTTTATCTAAAACAACAACGCCGATAACCGAACCAGCACTACCACTTTGTGATGTTACTGATGAAATCTTAACAACTTCGTCACCGTCTGAAATACCAGCACCAATCACACGTTGACCAGCTGCAAGAGCACCAGTTCCACCATCAACAGTAAGAGTTTTGGATGCAACTGTGATTGCACCGTTAACTACTGAAACGATAGCACTTGCATCGTAGAACTGAAT